GGCCGGACTCGCTGTGATTTGAGTAATTTTTGATGTGTATAATCCATTACCATACGCAATTTTTTGTTGGTATGGTCCAGGTTCTGGTTGTGATTCTCTTACTAATCCTTCTGCATAAACACACGCGGCTTGCAAAGTTTTAAATGCGTAGGCTAATGCACGACCTTCTTTTCCTGGCGGAGTATTGGTTTGTGCATCATCACCAGTGGTTGCCACAAACAAATTAATATTACTTGCAAATGATGAATTATCAACGTAATATTTTGTTGCGGCTTGTAAGTCGTCACTACCATTTGGAGTTCCGGAGCCAGCTAACGCACCTGGGTGGTCACTTAAAGTAAGTGAACCAGTCATTGTATCACCTTGGCGGCGAACAACTGACTTTCTTGGCGTAGCTTCGTTACTTAACCAGTAACCTTGTAAATTAGCATCGTAAAATGCATCAGTGAGTGTTTGTGTTCCACTTCCACCACTTACAGTAATTCTATTTGTGCCGTTTCTAGCATCAGTAAATGTTGGGTGAACACTGAGTTGTGAACTACTTACATACTTGAAATAATAAACTGGTTTAGTTACACCGCCTGATCCAGTAACAGCAACGCCATTGTAGTCAAACTTTGTTCCGGCTATGCTTGCAACAGCACCTAAACTGGTCCAGTTGGTAGTTCCAACAGTTGATATGACATATGTCCTACCATTAACCATACTGGCCGCGGCCAATGTTGATAATATATTTGTTGCGTCAGTGCCAGTTGAATTATAGGTAAATGCAATGCCGTCTACACCACTATCATAACCATGGGATGTTACACTTGCGTTACCGTCAACAAATGCTGATATAGTTTTTGTGTAGCCACTTGCATTGCTTGGTTCATCTCTTAAACGAATTTGACCAGCACTCGACCCACCAGTTTGCTGGATATATCGTCTATCTGCATAGCCTTTGTTAATAACTAATTCATCAATGGTTACAGTAGTACCAGTAGGACCATACACTGCATTAAATTGTGCCACGGCTGTTGATGACGGATCAGCAATTTTAGCCAATGCAAACCCACTGGCATTTAGGGGGTTTGATAGTGTTGGGGCAGTGTCTGCAGATATTCTTCCACCTGAAGATGAAATGGTTATTTGATTTGGGTCACTCTTGTCAATGGTAATACCATTGCCTTGGGTTAGTGTTCTAGCTAATATAGCTGTGCCAGCATCATTGGTTGTTAGTATTTTATTTGAACCATATACATCAGGAGTATCGCTTAAATCACTAAACTTAATAGTGCCACCAGATCCAAATATGGCGTAAATCTCGTTAAAGTTTTCATTAACTTTTCGGAACGATTCGCGGATACTGTCGCCAGTTCCGTCATTACCCTGTACACCTACATTAATTATTTGCTTGCTCATATTACTGTCCTATATCATCAGGTACGCTAAAACTAGATCCACAACCGCAAGTGGACTGTGCGTTTGGGTTTTTAATATTAAAACTTGCACCTTGTAAATCTTCTTTGTAATCTATCTCAGCCCCAGTCAAGTATTGCATACTCAAAGCATCCACAAGTACTCGAAATTCGTCTAAAGGAAATTCAAAATCGTCCTCGTTCATTTCTTCATCAAATGTGAATCCATAGCTCATGCCGCTACACCCACCGCCTTGTACAAATGTACGCAATGACAGCTTTGAGTTATTTTCCTCGCTTAAAAGGTCTTTGATTTTTGTTTTTGCTGATTCAGAAATAGTGATCATAATGTTCCTCGATATGATATTTATCGAAACACTTTTATAACCTTAATGTAAATACAATTATGTTTTTAGCGCAAGAATATACAACTCAAACTCACACTAGAAAAAGTAAATTGGGCACGGATCACACCTACAGTAGGGAAAGGACTGTGCTGTTATTTCGTTGTGACTCCTGTAATGAAACGTTTAAAAGAGAAAAGGGCTCAATGGATCCAAAGCGAATCAGCAATAACTACTTTCATGTATGCTCTAACTGCGATCCTAAAAAATTTGCCCAAAAAAAGGGAGTCGAAAATAGACTCCTTTGGGATATGAAAGCCAGTAGCTTGGACGATGTTTCTAAACTGTAGCCAATCTTTCGTTAACCACTTCCCAGTTGATAATTTTCCAAGTATTTTCTAAATACTTTTTCTTATCGCTTTGATAGTCCAATGCCCAGGCATGCTCCCACCAGTCAATTAACATGGCTATGTCTTTACGTATTTCATGATTCACAATGGTTTTGATACCGCCATTCAAATCCATGTAAACCCAGCCGCTACCTTGTATACTCATGGCTTGTTTTAAAACTGCTTCTTTGAAAGCGTCAAAACTTTTGTATTTTTTGTTGATAATTTCAGCGGATTTACCAGTGGGTGGATTTTTTGAACTGGGTTCTTTTAGTCCTGGAAAATACAAGTTGTGCAAAAATGCACCAGCTTTATTGAACTTATCATCACCCTCACCTTTGTTAAATCTATCCACATAGGCCTGCGCTAGATTGGCATAATGATAATTTATAGTTTCCTTACTGATAACAGGACTAAGACCATCCTTACTGTAAGGTAGCTTTAATAATTCTAACTTTTCTTGCTTTCCTTCAAGAATTGCTAGATATCTTTCAATTTCATTATCCATAATTTATTTAGTATCATAAATAGAATTACAAGGGAGGAACACCAAATGTTCAAAGCAATCAAAGAGTTTTTTGTAGGTAAGCCTAAAGAGGCACCAGTAGTAGAATCAGCACCAGCACCAGCACCAGCACCAGCACCAGTAGTAGAATCAGCACCGTATAAAGTGCCTGAGCCAGCAGCCACTACGCCAATTCCATTGGTAGTAGAATCAGTTGTTGAAGTGCCGGCACCAATTGTTGCAGAAGTTGCTCAAGTATCAAAGACCACGCCAGCTAAAAAAGCACCAGCAAAGAAACAACAATACACTAAGAAAAATTCAGCACCACGTGCGCCAAAAACGCCTAAATAATATTAGAAGTTTTTGCCTGCTCATACAATGCAAAACTAGCTAGATTTTTTCCTTTGCTTTCACACATGATATCGTGTGTGTTTAGAAAGCTCAACGCCCATTCGTTGGTTACTGTATTCCAGTAAAAATCTGAATGTGCTCTGAGCTTTTGTTTCTTGTATCCATTTAGAAGAAGCTCTGAGTGAACAGGTGCTAGATCAGTGTCGTGATCCACAAGATAATCTTCACGAGATACTGAATAATGCATAGTAGGGCGCAGACCACGCCAACTATCCACGACACGCTTAACACGATCGTCTGTTGGATTGAGATATTCCCCTTCACGAATCCAATGATGGTGTACGTCGAGTACAATAGGAACGATGTCGCTAATAGTAAGACAGTCATCTAATCCCCATGAGTTTTCTTCGTTTTCAATTGTAATACAATTCCGGGCTTCGGGGGTAAGGCGTTTGTAGGCAGAGCGTATGCCTTCGGGACCTTGTTTACCCGAGATGTGTACGTTGATTTTAAAATCCTGGAAGGATTTACCGTAGCCCATGTAGCGTGCCATATCAGCATGATATTCAAACTCCTCTATTGATCTTTCGACAATGCCTTCGTTAATACTAGCAAGAACAGTAAACTGACCAGGATGCATACTAAGACGGGTATTGCTTGCACGAGCACTAGAACCAATAAGGTAAAAATTGCGCTCAAGATAGTCAACAACGTCAGGCCTACGCCAAAAATAACACCAAGTACGCTCAGTATAAGCGGGGAGAATATCACTGCTAAGACGCACCATACGAAGATTTTCATTAAGTTCCCCTACCTTGTTTACTAATTTTTGTGTAGCTGTTAAATTTTGAACCATTAAGTCCCATAGCTTTTGCTCTGCAACTTCTTTTGTTTGTCTATTTAACCAACTAATAGTGGTGGCTCCAGTGTTGTATTGTTTACAGTCATCAGTGGGTTTGATACCTTTAACTTGTGAAGGGTCATCAATCCATTTGCAGGCAAAGCCTATACGTTTAATCACAATCTGCTTTCTATGTTGTTACGGACAGTTATATTATAACGCAATAATTGGTACATGTCAACACCAGTTTTTCACTATGATCGGATCTTTTACTTGTTGTGGTTTTGGATCACCGTGAAACACCAATATCGATGTTGCATCTTTTATTTTTGGTTCAACAATTGACGCAAATTTTCTATCTCTACCAATTCCAATAACATCATTACGTTCACGCACTTCCCATTTATAACTTTGACACCATTCATCAGGCCAAAAATCAAACCCGTCTTTAATTTGGTCATATAACCAATCTTGGTCACCGTGAAGCCTTTTGGTAATAGATAAGTCTTGTATTAGGTTGTCCCATATATGGGGCATGGTCCTTGATTCAAATCTAAATATAGAGCTGTTAAATCTTTTCCAATCTGGAACAGTTGATCTTGTAAAGTCTCTAATAATACAAAATTTACCCAAACTGTAATGCCAAAACATATCAATGTTTTTTACAATAACAATATCCAAGTCTAAAAATAGTAATTCGCCAGTTAATGGAAAATCTCTACTAAACACGTAGGGCTTGTACCACCAACCTTGCAAACTAGTTCCAGTTGGTAATGATATAACTTTTATTTCAGGATTTAATCCAGTTGGATCTTCAGTCATACAGGCAAACCCAACGTTGCCAGTTGTATGCCGTTTGACCATATTGTAAAGTCGATTTACATAGTCAGCATTATACTTTGTTCCATATTTTAAACATATGGCCCAACGTTGGAGATGCTCATTACCTACATTTGAAATTTTTGAAATTGCTTTTTCTAACTTGGCTTGAGCTTTTTGTGCTTTACGCTGTTCTTTAGTTAAAATTTTTAACATTACTATGAATAAAATTTAGCTGACTTATTAATACTCTTAGATCTCGTAATGGAATCATATTTGGTCCATCACTAGGAGCCTTATCAGGATTTTCGTGTGTCTCAATAAACACAGCACTCACACATCCAGTAGCTACCGCGGCCCTAGATAGAAAGGGAACCATTTTTCTGTCTCCCCCAGATTTGTCACCAAGACCTCCAGGTTGCTGGACACTATGTGTACAGTCAAAAACCACGGGATAACCAGTACTTGCCATAATAGGTAAACTACGCATATCGACCACAAGATTATTGTATCCATGACTATATCCTCTTTCACATAACATTATATTGTCGTTGCCTGTTGAAGCAATTTTTTCTGCAACATTTTTCATATCCCAAGGTGCTAAAAATTGTCCTTTTTTAACATTGATAGGTTTGCCAGTCGCACCTGCAGCCAAAAGTAAATCAGTTTGTCTGCATAAAAATGCGGGTATTTGTAGCATACTAACTGATTCTGCTACAATGTCTGCTTGTGATGATTCGTGTATGTCTGTGATAGTGGGCACACCCAGTTTGTTGGACACTGTTTTTAAAATTTCCAACCCTTGTTCCATGCCCACACCACGTTTAGAAGAAACACTTGTTCTGTTAGCTTTATCAAAACTACTTTTATAAATGAACTGAACATTTAAATCTTTGCAAATGCGTCTTACTTCCAACGCAATGGCCATGGCATGAGTCAGATCTTCAATCTGACACGGCCCAGCTATAACTGTTAAGGGTTGATTTTTGTCAATTTTAAAATGTTCAAGTTCAATTGTTTTCATATTAGTCAATAAATTCGTTATCTTCGCGAGCGCCTTGACGTCCAGCCATGTTGTTATCAGTTTCACGAACTTCTACACGAGTACACCAAACACGGTCTGCTTCTGCTGTGCCACAACTTGGCAAGAAAATAGTGTTAATATATTCGTACAAGAAATCAGCAATACCTTCACAGCCAGTGCGCTCAACTTCTGTAATTTTAGCAAGGCCAAGTTTGCCCAAGTTAATAAGTGCATCACGATGTGGATCGTCTTGTGCTACTAGTAAAGTATGATCAAACCACTCTTCTAGTTTGTCTTTGAGTGGGCGTAATCCACCAAAGTCAGTTACCCAATTACGGGCATCTAGTGTATCAGCCTCAAATTCAAAATGGAATGATAGTGCGTATCCATGAATTAAATTACAATGACTATCTGCCCGCCATTGACGATAACACACTGGTCCAATTTGATTGTAAGTCTTAGTACTAAAATATTTTTTTGCCATTGTTTTCTCCTTAAGATTAGCAATGACATGCAGAGTTTATATTGCGGGATGAATGCCTAAGTCCGCATAATGTATATTAACATTAATTGTTTTAAAAGTCAAGTTCTTTGTGTCCATCCACTCACTTGGCATTTGCCAATTCTCAACATTGTGTATGACAAAGTTGATTTCTGGAAAACAATCATAAATCCTTTTTAAATGGTATAACCAATAACTATGATCAACTGGTGTATCTTTTGTTTTACCATAATTCCTTGTGTCTTTATACACATTGTTCAGTTTATTATTTACACTATACAAGTCAAAGCCCAATAGATTTACAGTTTTTGGATTCATGTAACAGGCAATAACAATGGCAAAAGGACCAGTATTCCAGTGCCAAGGGTCGTCGCGTCTTTCAGGACCTTTGTATGGTAGTTCTGGTAGTAGTTTTACGTTGGGATATTGTGTAAAGTCACCAATCCAATTTGGTCTAGTGTAGACTGGTATTGATGTGTAGTCAGTGTTGGCAACAATTTCAGTTACCATGCGTCGGTCCACTGCAACTATTTGATCACAGACAAACTCTCTGTGTATTGCATTGCATCCAATTATGTGTGAGTCGATAGAATGTAAGTCAAATGTTTTTCGACTTTCACCATTACCTATGACCCAAATTTCATTGTGAGACGATTTGTCCAAATGGCAACCATTCACCGGGCGTTCCTTCTCTAATGCAAATCCATCCAACATAACTTGTAGCTTCAGGCTGTGTATTCCAACAAATATCGCCCACACTGTATCTTCCTGAAGACGGTATTGTTGTACCTTTGACAAATTTCTTACCATTTAAGTTAACTGCCCCGCCAACAGTAAATGCCACATCACTTTCTGGATTTGAGACACCAACACTTACTTGACCGTACATTGAAACTCGTCTATTGGTATTGTGTCTGTTACCCAGTTCAATGGCTCCATCACTTTCTATTTTAAATTCTTGTTCGCTATCACAGTTTATTGTAAATGACTCAGCTACGCTTAGACTATTACCAGTAATTGTTAATTGATTATTATCATTAAATTTAATGTGATCACGTGTCAATACAATTTCATTATTTGCACCAACATTTACAACTGTGCGTAAGTTTGCTTCTCCACCAACAACCAAAGATTCTAGTGCGCCTACTTTTGTAAGACTACTACTTGTAACACTTTCACCTAATGCGTTTTTGCTTAATACAATATTACCGTTAATTGAGTAATATTTTTCATCTGATAAATCTATTGTTTCACTTGACCAAATTCGATCTGGATTGGCGGCATAGGTAAACTGTCTATTTGAATTATCTTGACTCCAAACAATTCCAGTACCGTAAATTGTACTGTCTTTTGTGGCCTTAAAATATAAGGGTTCAGTTTTTGCATTATGATTTACAAGATCATCTACTTCTAACTTACCATAAATTCTAACCACAGCATTTTTGTATTTGGCATGTCCAATATCAATCTCGCCAGTACCACGTAGAGTGATCCTTGCAGTATTGTCCGTGCCTAATTCTAAATTAGTATTGTTAAACGTGCCAACATAGCCGTAGTCGTTTTTGTAACTGCCCAACACTAGGTCAACATTGTTTTCTTGTATGCCTATGGATCCATTTGGGCTGTCTGTGTTGATACCTAAACGTGAGTGAATGTGATTAAAAAACGCCCATTCACCAAACGAAACCGCACCCGCTACCTGAAGTTTATGTAACTTGCCCACTGTTTGTAAATTACTGTGAACTACACTACTGCCTAATTTTTCTGCACTTAGTACTGGAATTTGATCTATACAATAAGAGCGTTCGTTAGCAAGATCTAAGTTTACTGTACTCCACAGTCTTCCGCCTTCCTTATAAACAAATAAACGGGTAGCCAAACCGTCAGTAAAGTGAAAACCTTTACCATCCAGTTCCTGTTCTGTGTTGGCAGTGAACGCAAATGGATCTCTGACACCTCCAGATTCTTCTGTAATAATATGCTTTACGTTAATCGTATCAGCAGTAATTGACCCAACTACGTTGATATTTCTAGCTATGCTTACATTATCGTTAAATTGACTGGTACCAATAACTTCTAAACTACCAGCGTGGGTTAAGGGACCTTCGGTAAATTTTACTCGAAGCTTGTCTATTACGAGTTTGTCGTCTACAATGGAAAGCAATTGATTCATGGAATATCTCTCTTATTCTATATTTAGCTAAGAAACAAAATACAGAAAAAGATAGATAATCATATTATGCTACTTTTAACGGTAACATAACATATGAATAAATATAAAAAGAGGTATAAAAATGCCAGTAGCAATCACAGATGCGTTTAGACGAATAATAGTAAAACCAGACGATATAACGGTGGAAGCCGAAGAAGTTGGTGATACCCTGACCCTGGTTGCTGGTAGTGGAATTAGTCTAGTAGCCGATGCATCTTCTGATCAAATAACCATTACAAATAGTGCATCATTGGGATTTGTTACTTTAGACAACGTATTACTTGCTGGTAATTCGTCCTCAAGAACTGCAACTGTGGGACGACTCAATGTTGACAGTATTGTCATTGATAATAATGCAATTCAATTTTCTGATAGTACTTCACAAACCACAGCTTGGACTGGATTGACATCCGCAACTAGTTCAGTATTGGGAGGTGTAATTATTCCTGTGGTAGGAACAAGTGGTATTACAAATTCAAGCGGCACTATTGGACTAGCCACAGCTACCAATACACAACTTGGTGGTGTGATTATTCCTGTGGTGGGAACAAGTGGTATTACAAATTCAAGCGGTACTATTGGGCTAGCCACAGCTACCAATACACAACTTGGTGGTGTTAAAGTTGATGCATCAAGTATTACCATAAATGGTAGCGGAGTTATTTCAGTTCCAGCAGTTGCTACCCTTGGTCAAACTAACGGTATTGCTACCCTTGGTGCCGATGGTAAATTAACATCAGGTCAGATTCCAACAAGTTTGTCAGGCGCTATTATATTTAAAGGCACATGGGATGCTAGCACAAATACTCCAACACTTGTGGATGGAACTGGTCAAAATGGTTGGCAATATGCGGTGGCTGTGTCTGGCACTGTTAATCTTGGATCAGGAAGTTTATCGTTTGTTCCAGGAGATTTTATAATTTACAACGGTTCAATTTGGCAAAAAATTTCTGCCAATACTATTGCAGCCGCTGGTACATTAACTGGATCTACATTGGCCAGTGGAGTTACAGCAAGTAGTTTAACCAGTGTTGGTACAATTGGTACTGGTACTTGGCAAGGTACAGCAATTGCTGGACAATATGGCGGTACTGGTGTAAACAACAGCGGTAAAACAATTACACTTGGTGGTAACTTAACAACCAGTGGCGCATTTGCTACAACTTTAACTTCAACAGCAACTACAAGTGTTACATTACCAACAACAGGTACATTGGCAACATTAGCTGGTGCAGAAACATTGACTAACAAAACAATCAGCGGCAGTTCTAATACATTGTCTAACATTGCTAACGCAAGTTTAACAAACAGCTCAGTTACAGTTGGCTCTACTTCTATAAGTCTAGGTGCTAGTGCAACTACATTGTCTGGTTTATCAAGTGTTTCATCAACCAGTCTTGTTGGTGCTTTAACTGGCAATGCCGACACAGTTACAAACGGAGTTTATACCAACGGTAGTTATGCCAATCCTGCTTGGATTACCAGTTTAGCCGCAAGTAAAGTAGGTCTTGGTAATGTTACAAATGAATCAAAAGCAACAATGTTTGCAAGCCCAACATTTACTGGAACAGTAGCAGGTGTAACTGCCACCCATGTGGGACTAGGCAGTGTGACTAATGAATCAAAAGCAACAATGTTTGCAAGCCCAACATTTACTGGCACAGTAACAGGTGTAACAAAAGCACACGTGGGACTTGGCAGTGTTGAAAATACAGCACTAAGCACATGGGCTGGTAGCACAAGTATCACTTCATTGGGAACTGTAACTGTGGGTAGTGCTCCGGCTAGTGATGTATACGCATGGGCCAAAGCCGCTACCAAACCAAGTTATACAGCAACTGAAGTGGGTCTTGGAAACGTAACTAATGAATCAAAAGCCACTATGTTTGCCAGTCCTACATTTACTGGAACAGTTAGTGGTGTGACTGCTACCCATGTAGGTCTTGGTAGTGTGACTAATGAATCAAAAGCCACAATGTTTAGCAGTCCAACATTTACAGGTACTGTGAGTGGTGTAACAAAAGCACATGTGGGATTGGGAAGTGTTGATAATACTGCTGATGCAAACAAAGCAGTAAGTTCAGCTTCAACAGCAGGCACAGCAACTAACCATTACGGCGCAGGCGGTAGTTATATAGCTTCGAGTACTTCTGGTACCTCTTATGGCTCTGCTATCCAAATCCGTGAAGCAGGACTAAGTGGTGCCAATGGAAATGCCATGGCATTTGCCCCTAGACTAGGGTTTCATTGGAGTGCAGTAGTAGCATCGAGCATTGCAATAGAGGCCAGTGGTAGAATTGGTATTTTTAATAATCCTGGCACCGCGTATGAGGCATTTGTGTGCGGAACTCTTACAGCGTCAAACTTCTCTGGAACATCTTCTGGAACAAATACTGGCGATCAAACACTACCAACACTGGCAAGTCTTGGTGCCGCACCTACTGCAAATCCAACATTTACTGGAACAGTAAGTGGTGTAACAAAAGCACATGTGGGACTTGGTAATGTTGATAATACTGCTGATGCTAATAAGACAGTTTCTAGTGCAGGTAATGCAACCACTGCTGGCGGACTAGCAGTAGCTACAGGACGCAATAATAGTGCTAATCAGATAGTCCGTACTGATGCTAGCGGTTATATTCAATGCGGATATATTAATTCGTCAAGCGGAAACGAAGGTAATAACTCTAACCCATCAAGAGTTTGGGGTACAAACGGTTCCGACGACTATTTACGTACATACTTAACTAGCGCATTAAGTGTTAGCTATGCCGCGACCGCTGGTAGTGCGCCAGCTAGTGATGTATACTCATGGGCTAAACAATCAACCAAACCATCATATACTGCTACAGAAGTTGGATTAAGTAACGTTGGTAACTATACAGTTAACCAAAACGTTGGCACTGGTAATGATGTAACACATAACACTGTTACTGCAACTGCCTTTTATTACAGTTCAGATGCAACGTTAAAAACAAACATAAGCTCAATAACTAACTATTGGGAAACACTGGATGCACTTCGTCCTGTTAGTTTTGATTGGATTTCAAATGGTAAAAAAGATTTAGGATTACTAGCTCAGGATGTACAATCAGTAATGCCAGAGTCAGTTACAACTACTGATGCTGGAACATTGGCAATTAGTTCATCTGGAATTATTGCCAACTTAGTCGCCGCTGTCAAAGACCTTAAACAGCAAGTTGAAGAACTGACTAAACAGCTGAAAGGGTAACATATGGCAAGAGTAAACAACGACCAATATGATGCGCCGCGTAGATGGGGGCCTGGATATAATGATGGCCCAGACAACTACGCCGCGCCCACTTGGTATCATAACAGAGGAATGAAAATAAACAACCAAACTGGTAAAGACCTATTCCTTCCGGACAATTCTGAAGCTGAAAGAAATTCCGTATACCGTGCTGGTCCTGGTTCTAGAGAAACAGGCAACTGGATGGATGTTGCGGGACGATTAAGAAGAGATCAAGTGGCTGTAGGCGTTTATTGTTGGTCCGGTCCTAACTTTAATTTTTCTTTAGATCCTCAACCGACTCCTCCGGCATGCCCTAGTGGGTATAGTGACGGAGGAGTATATGCAACAAATGCGGTGATGCCAATATATGGCGACGGACTGGGGAAGACTTATAGACCACCATATGATGGAACAGTGCCTGTTACAGATTGGGCGGCAACCTACGGAGAGAACCTAGATGTTACAATAGCGGGAGCAACAAGAAACGCTATCTATATGTGTCAAAGTCTTGCCCAGGGATATTTTTGGCAATGCGGTGCATCATATCCCTATCAGTGGATTGTAGTAAGAGCATGTTATAGAACATAATATGATAGAAGTCGCGTTAGAAAATCTTGCTAAAGAGTTAGAATCAGTAGGGGGAGACTCTCTTTCTCTAGTAATACTATGGAATAGTGAATGTAGTCATTGTACGCCATTTTTAGAAATGGTTTGCAATGTTGAATTAAATTTTCCTAAATATAAATTTTATAAAGTTCACGTAGATGATGTTCCGTTATTTGCGCCACCAGCTATTCCGTCAGTGTCTGTATTTTACAACGGCGCACGATTTTTTGAAGGTTTAGGAGTGACCAATCAACAGACGTTTGAGAAGGGTTTAGAATTTTGGCAAACTGAGTGGGAAACAAACATAAGGAAACGCAATGACAATTGATATTGTTAATGTTGCATCTAGCACACACTCAAGCAACAGTGATAGCAATCTTGCTGGTGTAATCAAACTAATTATCTATAAAGAAAACGACATTGAAAGCGTACTACAACTAGCACCACCAGATATGAATAATTTTATTCCTATAGAGCAAGTCACTAACGACTTGCTTATAGAATGGGTCAAGTTGTCAAAATAGAATTAATTATGCTATTTTAAGTAGAATAGTTTCTTCGTTAATACGACCGTTCATTTTAGTGTCAGTAGCATTAATATCGTCTAAGAACTTACGCAACTGCACCTTGCCTGCGGCCTTGAACTCTTTGAGCTTTTCCTCAGGCTTGCGAACAGTCTTTTGAATGCTCTTAAACTCGTCAAAGTTAGTAATTGTAGTGCCTTTCACACCCAATGTATTAAACTCAGTAGCAACATAACGGCCCAGTTTACGTGTTTTAATGTTGAAAATCCACAATTCACCAGCACCAATAATATCAACAGGATTGATACTGACCAGCTTCAACGGCTCGTCTGTTTTCTTAAACTTGAGTTTGGCAATCAGCTTTTCTTTTGGCACTGTTTTGGTTTTACGTGGAGCACGGTTAACTTTGGCTTCCTGGGCCAGCATATCGCAAGCCATCATAATTTCTTGATAGAACGCAATCAAGTTCTTAATCTGCTTCTTGCTACGATGGCTGTATCCCTCACGTAGCTGTTCGTCTGCTTTGCCACTAGCAAGCTCTTCAAGTTCTGCTAGGTCACGACTATAAAAAGTTTTGATAATACGTGCATGGGCCGCTTTGACTTCTTTGCCTTTGAGCAAGTTCAGCATCTTAAATGCTTTTGGGTCAAACGCTTCTGGATCCTTTTGAAAGCCGTCAATAGCATCTTCAATTTCTTCGGTCATTTTGTATGCAGTTTCACGCACTCGATCTTGAATACTTGGCTGTACGCCTACTAGCTTAACCTCAACAACTTCACTATCGTCTTTATCATTTTTGCCATTTTCGATAGTTTCTACAATAACACCACGCAACCATGCGGCAGTGTCTCGACCTTTATTAAAGTCTGCACGAACAGCTGGCATACCACGAAGCAAACAACTTGCAATGGCTCCCATGGTAATATTAACACGGTTATCTTTAGTTTTCTTAAATGCCACAATATCTTCTTCGGCACACTCAACACTGGTCATCCATTTAATGACTGCTGGTTTTAAATCCTTACCGCTAAACTCCAAACGGTAGTAATTCATGGCATCGTGCCAATGACGCAAGAATTGATCCGCCGTCATTGTTTCACATCCATCCCAAACTGGACTATGATCTTTAACTGCACGAGTACGATGTTCAATAACTTGTTTTTTAGTTACTCGAGTTTTGGTTGCTACTTTAGCCATTTTTGCTCCGATATGTATTAAACAATATGTATATTATATATGAAGTCGCTAGGAAAGTCAAGCAATTTTTAACCAAAAAGAAACCCCGGGGGAGGCTATGCCAACGAATCCGGGGTATGTATTATTTTTGAGCAGCCGCTTCTTTTTCTTTCTTTTTGGCTTCTCTTTCCTCTTTGGTCATGGGTTTTTTGGTAACATCCTTACATTTTGGATCTTTCTTCAAATCACACTTTACAGCTGGCGTTTTTGGTGCTTCTGCCTTCTTTGCAGGTGTTGCCTTTTTGGCTGGCTCCTTTGCCGGTTCTGCGGCAAACGCTGGAATTGCTAATGCTAATGAAATTGCTAAAATGAACTTGTTCATAGGTCGCTCCTTTGATATTGTATTTATTTGAAAAAGAAAAAGTCCACGGACTATCCATGGACTTCTTCAAACTTCTTCATAGCTAACTGACGTGCTAGCCATAATCTAAACTTTACATGATCCGATAGTTCCAAATCCTCATGGATTATCTTACCAAATTCACGACTTCTTAGATTGCGGCCAAAAGTGAGCTCATCGTCTATTATGAGGTCACTGTCGTCTAAATCAAATTTACTTAGCGGCTGGCTTTGCGTCTGCTTTTGGTGCGTCTTTCTTTGCACTGTCACTTTTTGCAGGCTTCTTTTCGTCCTTCTTAACTTCTGCCTTAGCTGGTGCTGGAGCACTTGCTGTTGCGGCTGGAGTTGCAGGAGCGGCTGGTGCTTTAGCTGGTTCTGCGGCGAATACAGATGCGGCAAACAATGTTGCGATTAGAGTTGCGATAGTTTTCATTTTAAAGTTTCCTTTAGGTTAATGTAGAAATTTATATCCCTACATATATATAACGCCTTAGACTTGCATTGCGTTGACACAAATTGGTCAAGTCCAAAGACTATCACGAGCTTTGATCAAACGAATCATCATTTCAGTATCTTCCTTGTCATAAGCCGCTTCAATCTTAGTAGTAAGTTTAAGTGCCTTGTCAGCCATTTTACGAAGTTCGGGTGTCTTGTCACTGCCTATCCAACTTAGCTTGCCACCATTGGCTAAACGTGCCGCTTCACAGTAATCACTCCAACCGCTTGCGTCATGTGCATCTGGACGATTTGGATACACTGTAGTCCACCATACATATAGTTCTTTGATCTCTTTTGCACGAATTGCCTGACCAGTAGGCTTTCCATAGTCGGGATGTTCTGGACCACACCAATCAGTGTTGGTTAAGGTCATTGCCCAGTCAAGATGATCGATACCTGCTTGAGGACAACGCCAAGTGCGCCAACGGAACCAACCACTAGCCCAAAAGGGAGGATCATACTTAGCACGAGCTTCTTTATCTCCCCAGGCGATGTGCGACCAAGCTGATTCTATTTCAACAAAATCCACCAACTCATTGAAAAGGCAAGGAAGGAAACGGTTGCCAACATCCTGCCATTGTCCCGGTTTGATATCTCTGGGATGAGCAGTAAGACTATGAGTGCGACTAACCCAACGGTTATTAATATAGTACTTAATATCATATAATTTCCTTACGGGCCATGTGACAAAATCTTGAAGGTGTCCCAGGCCTTCTTCGGCTAGCCAATATCGAAAGTTGTGTTTCATCTGAGCCGCAGTGGTCCAGTCGTCCCATTCTTCAGCTGTGCCTGCGCTTAATTTTTTAGTGCCTCGAAGCCAGTCTGCAAAAGGACTACAACTCCAGTAATGTGTGTGCTGTGCCATTATATTTTCTCGTATGTTTGTGCAAATATATCTCGTTTAACTACACCGTAGTCGTCTTTACCGTGACGAACAATAACGTCTTCGCCTGTGTTATAGTGTAACTTCTCACCCCAACTTGTGTCAACTGATCCGGAGTGATCTGCTAGTTTGGCAAACTTAACAATCTTCTTTGGTGTGCAAACGCCATCGCCAAGATCGTCTTTAAGATCGTTGAATTTTTCTGGAGTAATAGGATACTGCTCACCTTTTGGTCCAGTCATGATATAGTAGCCCGCAGGATACTTAACTGGACCTTCAAGTGTATCGATCGTGCCAGGCTCATCTGCAATCTCATAACGTTCTTTGGCGGGACGCTTGTAGGTTTTGAATCCACCGTCCTTGAACCAATCGTCAGTAACACGTATACCTTCTACAATATTGATAAATTCTCTAATCATTTTCTATCGCCAAAAAGTTGTAACAAGTTTAAAAACAAGTTGATAAAGTCCATATACAAGGTCAACGCACCACTAACTTCTGCGGCTGGGGTTGTATCCACACTTAGTTCCTCACGGATCCGTTGCGTGTCATAAGCAGTCAATCCAAGAAAGATAATGATTGCCAATGCTGAGATAATCATTTGCATTACAGTGCTTCCAATAAAAATATTCACAATACTGGCAATGATGATAGCAATCAGTCCCACAATCATAAATTTGCCCATGCTGTCTAAACTACGTTTGGTAAAGTATCCATAAAAACTCATAACACCAAATAGTATGGCCGCACCCATGAATGCACTCACAATCGACCCCATTGTGAACACAGCAAAGACAGTGGCAAAACTCAAGCCCATCAAGGCCGCAAATCCATGCAAGCATAACTGTGCTACGCCTTTGCTGGGATTGTTACCCAACACATAGCTGACGCCAAAGATCGCCGCAAGTGGTGCAAAAATCACAATCCATTTCATCACACCTGTAAAAAAGAACGCCAGCAACTCTGGTGTAGTGCCTACCCAGTAACTGACCAGCATGGATACCACCACTGCTAGACTCATATGGCCATACACACGGCCCATTGCACTATTAATTTCTTCTGCTGAGCGGTAACTTAGAGCACCGCCACCTGTATAATTTGTACCAAACATGTTAGTCTCCTTTAAATAAATTTTGTAAGATCGGGCGGAACCCAACCTGTAGGTTTCAAAACTTTGCCATCTTCTCGCTTACGCACCTTGCCTGTGTCTCGATCAATCTTGGCAAAGTTTGTCATCATAACTTCTTTCCAAGCACCTTCTGCATCAAAGCCTGCACTGTGAATAGCACCGATGGTAACAACTAGAATATCTATAAGAGCATCTAGTTCTTCAACATCGTTATTCATAGCCCTTGCTTCTTGTAATTCTTTAAATTCTTCCTCAATTAAATTGAGATACATTTCGTACTGTCCTGGATCAAAAGTTCCTACACTCTGATCACACGCTTTCATAAACTTTTCTTGATCTCTAAACGGGTTCGTCATTATGCCATCCTATCTACGTTTTGTCCCGGGCGATTCATCCGGCGATTCATTTCAACTCTTTTTTCTTCGTTGGCTTTGAGATTTAATTTTACACGCTGTTCTTCAATACGCAGTGCTTCGTGTCGTTTATCTAAATTATTAATTAACATCTGTCTATACATTTCATTATTGTAATCTGTAATTCTGCTAACTGTCATAGTTTTTCTCCTACTTCAAATCCACGGAATCTCAAGAACCGCGGAAAACGCAAACTGTATGTTCCGTCTTGATTTTGAGTAATAGCATCTGCCCTTACCTCAACTACTTGACCAAAAATACTAGTCCGTGAATTCCAAAAAATATCACGATCACTGTCACTAAAACCACTGCCCACGTTGACTCGGATATCTTTGCCATCGTCGGCTCCTTCGCATACAAACGCTCCAAGGCGTCCATTGTTTCTTCCTGTGCCTTCTTCGACATCTGTTACCTCCAATGATACTTCAATGAAAGGCTTTAACTTCAGCCAGGCTGTACTGCGCTTACATTCATATCCTGCATTTGGATCTTTGATCATAATGCCTTCATAACCACCTGCAATAGCACGGGCATTAATTTCTTTAAATTGCTTTTGCCCTTGCTCTGTATTTAAATCAACATCTTCGTGACTGAGTACAGTTATGCCAGGCAATGAGTTTTCGTAAACATCAAACCAATTTTGCAACATTTCACTACGACGAATTTGAGGAGTATCACTTTCTCCAGCTTCAAATTCTTCTAATGTCAGCATGTCAAAAAGATTAAGAACTGCATCTGTACTTTTCACATCACTTTTGCGGTGTACTTGTTTCATCAAGTCTTGAAAGCTACTTGACATAATTTCACCATCTAACACCATTGCTTCACTGAAGCCGCCAATGCTTGCCACTAATTTTAATTGTTCAATCACGTGTGGGAAGTTTACAAGTTCTTTGCCATTTCGGCTAAACATATCCACCCGACCATCAGGGTGTACAATAGTGATGACACGAACACCATCCAATTTGACTTCGATAAGTTTTCTACCAACCACTTTAGATTCATGACCATTACTATCATGAGCAAGCTGGCAACCAAATACAGGAATGCTGTAGGCAACATATTTTTTCTCTACTACTTTGTTAATTGTGCGTTCAGTAAATCCTGCTCGCATGTCCTTAATCAAAATTCTACGATACCAACCGTTCCACTCACGTTTAGTGGCCTGAGCCATCATCTCATCAAGTGTGTCGCGAGCAAGGTTGCCGGTGACTGTACGATTGCGAAAACTGCCAGCGACACTAACAAAAGTATCCCAAGGCAAGCCAGGCCCGTCTTCATCTTTCTTTTCCTTTACTTGTTTAATTCCAAAAGTAATCATTGGATCCAATGCCAATTGGCAACCATGAAAAAACTCATCATTACCTTGTTCGGCTTGTGCAAGCACTATGGCTTCTTTGTTCAAACGACTGGGATGAATTTCCAAATCATTAATAACTTGATAGCACGGATCGCTCATGATTAGACCTTATGAATAACTGTTAATGTAGTTATTATACAGTCAGTTATTTAATAAGTCAAATAATTTGGTGTTTTAAATGGCTTGCCGCACCAAGCATTTTCCAATTGAGTCATAATTTTATGCTTCATTTGGCGTACCTTTGGATGGGCATGATCGTATTCAAAAGATTTCATAAATCGTCCCCAACTGTTAGGGCGAACTCGTTTTGGAACTTTTGAATCTAGATATTCTCGTATGATTTTTGGATCAAAGCCAAACTTATCAATCATGTCTTGTGCTAGGTTAAATGAGTGAGCACCCATTTCGTCTCTATGTCCATAGTATTCTTGCCATGCACGATCTTTGGCATAATAGGCTGTACTTTCATAACCGGGAAGATCTTTAAAATTTCTAGCACGATATTGGCGTGTGTGTATGATTTCGTGTAACACAGTATCTGCAAAAAGTGTGCAAATTCGTTCCCAACGATATGAACTGGTTTTCATAGTTTGAGTGTCTGTGGGGAATGCCAATTCAATTTCAATGAATCGCTTCTTGCCGGAACTATCAAGATCACTATAATAAGCACCACCTATCCAAACTTCACCTGGCCTAACGGGTTTATGTCTATTACTAACTACCTTAACTGGAAGATGTGCTTTGATGTGTTTGCTTATGTGTCGAATAATATCGCCTATAGGTAAGCGTTTGTCTACAATCTCTGGTTTGAGCTTGTAGAGCATCGAGTACAACGTATCTCGATCCAACAAGGACCAATTAAAAGCCTGACGGGCCATAGCACACTCCTATACATTAGTATTTATAGTGTACTACGGTTTTTGGTTATATGCGCACTTTACGGACGACGTGTTATGATTTCGTCAACCAAACCGTATTCTAGGGCTTCCTGCGCACTCATAAATTTATCACGTTCCATATCGTGTCTAAATTGTTCAAACGTTTTGCCCTTACTGTTATGATCCACATAAATCTGAGTCAAGTTCTTTTTCATTTTGATAATTTCTTCAACTTGGATCTGCATGTCCGTAGCCTGTCCACCAGCACCACCACTGGGCTGATGAATCATGTGGCGAGCATTAGGTAAAATTTTCCGTTTGCCAGGAGAGCCAGCGGCAGCGAGCAAACTGCCCATACTGCAAGCCTGTCCCATAACAATAGTTGACACATCTGGTTTAATAAACTGCATAGTATCATAGATAGCCATACCAGCTGTAACGCCACCACCAGGACTATTAATAAAAAAGTGAATGTCTTCGTTGCCTTGACTTTCTAAAAATAATAGCTGGGCAACCAACAAACTTGCTGTATGTTCATTAACTTCTGTATCTAACATTATGATACGATCCTTAAGCAATCTGCTGTAAATGTCGTATGCACGTTCTCCTCTAGCTTCGGTCTCAATGACCATGGGTACTAAGTTAGGCATCTGTTTCCTTTTGTTTTAATTGTTTAACGAATACTTCCAGTTGTTCGATCAAATCCTCACAACCCTCTTTACTCATAGTAAGTGTAGAATAGCCTACTTTAAAAGCAATCCTACCTTCACTAGTTATGCCAATAGTATAATGCAGTTCTTCTGGTTGTGGCTGTTCAATATACGGAGTAGTAGATTTTATCTGCTCCGGAAATTTAACTACGTTACTGTATTCAGGCTTTTTAAAAAAATTAAACATCACTTATACTCCTTATCTAAATTCACATTAGTTAACCCAGCAATCATTTGAAATTTGTCCCATGCAGTTTTAGCCGCCGGATTGTTTTCTAGTTCACTACTTGGCAAGACTGCCTCCAACCAAATTTCTGGACGTCGGCGCGGATATGCACCAAATTTACGTGGTTGATGCATCTTGCCATCCTCGTACAGCATGATACTTACGCTACGGAATTTGTCCTCGTGATCTTTGTTGTTCAAATCGTAGTTGGCCCATTCGGGATTGCTCAAGCCGCCCAGTGTGTATCCTTGCCAAATTCCTGTCCACTGCACATCGTCTCGAGGATCAAAATCTGTACGAGTGATTAAAACTAGTACATTATCCATGCTCACACGACCTTCAACAATGTCAAGAACACAACGGCTGTAGCTTAGTCCAATTTTCATACAATCACACTTTCTTCTTTATGAGTTTTAAAAACATTTTGTCCACAGCGCCGAATGGCATCTGCTAACACTTGTGGGGTTTCTTCGGAATAAATCTGCAACTCGTCCAAACTAATCTCGCTTTCAAAAGCCCATATTTCTGGAAACCTTTGTGGGTTAGCTCTTGCCCTTAGTATAGCATGTCTGGGTATGGGGAAGTCAACCTTATCGTCACCTTTTAACACTGCCCAAAACTTCTTTTTTTCATAGTCAGTGACATCAAATATCCATTCAAATCCCACCGTATCAAAATACGCCATATAGGCATTGTTAACTTTCTTCTTGGCCATCTTAACCTCTAATACCAGTCTGTGTTTTACTTACTGAGGGGCCGGCACTTGTAAAGTCCATTCCGGCCACACGACCTTCATAAAGCCGACCATTCCATTTTAATGTTAACTTTACACTTTTATTAAGTATCACATGCAATGATTCGTTTTCTTTAAAATTTTGAACTACTGCCCCCACGAGCATATCGTTGGAAACATTGGCAATTTCACATGTGTCACTGTATCTCTTTATTTCGCTCATCTTCTTCTCCAATGGTAAATGCTACACTTTTAATACTGTCCCAACGGAAACTGCGCCAACCACTTGCATCTAAATCAAAAACAGGCATTACATCTTCGTTTACTTTTCTATCACTTCTTGATTCTAGTATGCTAGGATCTTTAAACATGATATAAGTGGGATTGGTAGTGCATCTCATTACTCTGTCACTGCCATCCTTTTTGGTAAATGTTAATGTAACTGGGCCAAACTTAAGATGACCAGTGAGCCATTTTTTAAAAAGTTTAAAATCTTTTTCACTTAAGGTCATCGCTAAGTCTCCGTCTCATATCGGCATTTTCTGATTCCAAACGTTCAATATGATTTGCCATTTTGTTTAGCAAAGCATATGTATTTTGAGCAGTTTGTCTCAACATTTCTGATACTGATACCATCTCTGGTGCTGATAGTGTTTTATCTGTCATTTAAATCTCCAATAAAATATTAGGGTTCCAGCCAGTGTCCTCGCTGTAACCATCGTTTTGGTAGCCACGTGGGTTGCATACAATCCTAGTCTCACCAATCACATAATCAAACGGATGGTGAGTGTGTCCATGTGTCCACAACACAATCTGCGGGTGATCCAAGATAAACTCACTTAGCTCACTGTGATAGCCACCGTTCATCAATTGATCGTTTGCATAGCTTGGATGACAGCTTTGGAAACTAGGTGTATGATGTCCAACAACCACAACCTTTTTGTCCTTATGTTCTTGAACAATAAGTTTGATATAGGCCAGCGTTTTGTCATGTCTAATAGCAACATCCAACGCACTCATAGTGGCATAGTTTCTAAAGTCGTTACGAATGATACGGAAGTCGTTCATCATACCCACAATGGCATGCATTGTAAGTGGATCACGCTTGTTCATATCAGTCCACAGTGTTCCACCCACAAACACAACATCATCGATGATCTTAGTATCCTGTTCTAACATGTAAATGTTGGGATACTTGGCGCATTCTTCACGCATGTAATCAATAGCCGCATAGAACTTGCCATGATAGAATTCGTGATTGCCCATGATGTATATTACATGGGGAAACTGAAAACTGCAACGCTTGAAGAAATCACGGAACCGTTGCACACGTTCTTGCTTGCGACTGAGGTCTGGGATAACGCCATACATGTTATAGCTAGGAAGTTCCATATGGTCGTGCAGATCCTGGGCAATCATAATATCGCCGCCAAGGATCAAAACATCATAGTTCTGATCGTTAACAATGTTAATGTCACTGAACTCCAAATGGAGATCGCTAACCAATTTAATCCTCATCTTTTCCCTCTAACCAGTTCTGAGCGTCTTCTTTTGTAAGGCGCCCGGCTTCAACATCTTCAATAGCACAACGCAATGCTTCTTCAACAAATTCGTTAAATGTCATATCACGATCATGCGCCAGTTTCATATATTGTAACAGCTCTTCGTCCGAAAAGTCAACCGGAATCTGCACTCTTGTGTCATATTTCTCACCGTCTTTAATGGCCAGTGCTTTTTGGAAAAAATCATCATCAACATCCAAATCAATATAGTTGACATCATCCCATGCTTGATTTTCTAGTACACTTCTATGCTTGGATTCCTTACGATGTTTCTCAACATTTTTAGGATTGATCATACGATAAGCACGATCATTGGTATAATCACACATGGTAACTTCGTAGACCTTTTGACTCTTAGTGCTAAAGATAATGCTAAAACTATATCCGCCTTCACCATGGACACCATTCCAACTGTCCAATGTATAGGCATTAGGACCATAACACGACCACATGTAATCACTGCCTTCAGTAATTTTATAGTCAACCAATTCCATCCATTCTTTCATCGTAATCATTGTTCATTTCCTTCTTTAAGTAATTGTTTCATTTCCCATTCTTCATCTTGTTTTTTACGTGCTAGTTCACGTGCTTCTTCGCAAGGTTCACAATAAACATGGATCCAGCCACCGCCTCGACTTTCGCCAGGGTTGCCACATTCTTCACAAGTGACTCCAGTCATGCTTTCTGCCATGCTAACAAGTCCGCTGATGTAATCATCACCACCACTGTAATAAAATCTCAGTGTACCAAACTTTTCTTTAACTTGGTCCAAGGTCACTTGCGCAATTGATTCTGGTACAGTTCTAAAGTCTCCGGCAACAATTTCACTAAGACGTTTTTCTTTGTACTCAGGATTGGTTAGATCTTTCATGCTGGCTTCAAACAAGTCAAAGTTTCCAGCTTTTGCTTGTGCGGCCATTTCGTTGTATTCCATGGCCCACTTGCGCTGTTTTTCTTTCCAATCAATATGATGTTGAATATTGCCCATAAGCTGATTTAGTATATTGAACCAACCATCGCCACATTCAAATCCCCAACACATACAAGTTTCCTGCATGTTCTTGTTGCGGTTCACCATCATCTTTGGATACTTCTCACATAGCAGTTTATCTAGTTCTTGTTTCATCTCATTGCGTCCATTGTTAGTTCTTTTCCATATACGTGTGCCACTGGTTTGATCCAACCATGCTGAATACACTCTTGAATCAAACTTCGATAATTCTCAGGGCATCGTTGACTAATTTCAAATCCAGCTCTTGGACAAGTAACAAATTTGTCTGTGAGCGTGAACTTGGGATCACCCTGTCGAATAGTTCTAATGTTGCTTTGATGACCGGTAATATTCATTTTATATCGTCCTCTGTTACTACAAAATGACTAATAATCAAATCCAATGCCGCTATAGTACGTATATTGATGCCCACATCTTGATCGTGCATCCAATGTCCATCTGGATTAGCATCGCTTTTTGGATTGGCTTTCCACATCTTCAATTCTTTTTTAAGATATGCACGATAGTCTTTTAAATTGAGGCTAGTAATACGATCCGCAGTTTCGCCATCAATCCATTGATAAGGTTTGTGTTTTTCTCTACTCATTGCGCCGCCTTTACAAAATTAAGTCTAGTCACATCATTTTGATGTTTCCAGTGTTTAGTATGATCCTTTACCTTGGCCTTGACAACAACACATGGCCCTAAATCTAAATTGGTCTTGTTGAGCCAGGACGCCATCTTATTGCTTATTATAGCATCTATATTGTAACCTTCAAAGTTTTTTGACTTAACTGATGAAATAATTTCTGCATCCAAGTCTTTAACTGTGTTACCAATTTCTGCCAAATAACCTCCCTCAGTTTGACTTGCGGCCCGTTTAACTTTGGTCTGTGCAACATCTCGAACATACACACTGGGTAAACATGCCATGTATCCAAACTGATTTGTTTGAACAGTTTCACCTGAAAGAATTGCATTTATACTTGTTTGAAATTCATTCTCACCCTGTATTGCGGCAAACATGAATTTTCGAAAATGCTTTTTAATGTCCACTGCTTGAGCAATATCTTCTTGTAAAATTTTAAGAGGCATGGGAGCATCTTTGGGATCAGCGGTCCAATTGTTTGGGAGTAGCGTACACAACATCTGCATCTTGTTGGGTTGTTTGGTGTACATGTAAACACCGTCTGAGCTATGAACACCCTCTGCTTCTTTTAGATATGTACCGTTAACTCGTTGTGCCGCACAGGCCAGCTCTAGAACCTGTTGCATGGGGAATTCTTTTTTGGCCATTGATCGCTCGCTACATGAGTTAATATACTATGTATTTTACACGAAAACGTAGTCTGTGTCAATCTTTTTCAGTCTAATATATACCTTTTTGGACAACCGTTTTATTATAGGAATATCTACCCCACCAAAATGTTGCACATAGGCGTTTAAATTTGGACTGACAAATTGATTTTTGATTTTGAATTTACTCAAATAACTCAATCTTTGCATATAGCGCAATGCTCGAAATTTGCCCAAATTCCTACAAAGTTCAATGGCAATGCTCAAAGCATACGCATCAAGCTCATCAGGGTCTGAAAGATATTCGTTATAGGGAGTTAGTGGGTGCTGGGAGAATGTCACATAATTTCTACTGCGACTTTGTCTTTGATGTCTATATTCGTGTACCACTGCATCAAAAATTTGTACCAACATGTCAGTAGTGTGTTGCTTGTCCCAAATTTCGTTTTTATCAAAATTATGAAATACCAATACTTCAATTGGAGTTTCATTATGCTTGTCGTCGTCTGCATCATAATATGCATTGACATAAAATTCTTCGTGATTTAAAAATGTTTGTCTTTTGGTTTTTATTTTAAGATCAAAGTTTTTACTTTTGAATACTTTTCTTGTTTTACTTAAAAGTATTTTAAAAGTTGTTGGGTACTTGATACTATTTCTTATAACAGTACATACAGAGTTAACCTGCTCCAGTATGTTGTTCATGATTATAACCTATAGGTTACTCTGCCCTTGGTCAAGTCATAAGCACTAGTTTCAATTTTAACTTTGTCGCCTAAAATTATTTTAATTTTATGCTGTTTAAGTCTACCACCTAAATAACACAACATAACATGCTCCATATTATCTACTTTGACCCTATAAGTATTATTGGGTAATACTTCTGTGACCGCACCCGTGAGTTCAATCAACTCTTTACTCATGCTTTTGAGATCACAATAGCACCGTCCTCAACTTTGATATTTAAAGTATCACCTTCTTTCCATCCATTCCGTTCTAGGATTTCTGGTGGGATTTTCATTATGACATTATCTGGATCTCCAGGAATGTCTTCAAATATTTCTTCTGCTAAAAATGTTAGTTTTTCCATAATAGTATTTACTTTATAATTCTTCATCGTTGTAAGGAATTGGTCTCCATCCCAACCGGTTTAGGTCCAATTCAATTTCTTCAGTTACTTGACCTTCGGGTACATAGTCACGTCCTTCCGGATCCGTAGTAGGCTCATAATGATCCAGACCAAAACCAGATTCTTTATTGCCAATGCCACTACAGTACCAATCAATGTAGTCGCCCTTTTCCTGCATGTCAGCAACAATGCCGCCAGCATGACGCCAACTGCACGACCAAGTTTTACCTTTTAGCTCTTGCCAAAAATCTCTACTTTGCCAATCCATGTTACACATAGCGGCATATAAATTTTGAGCATAGTTGTCTGACTCTTTAACTTTGTCACATAGTTCTTTGCTACTGCGGAGATCGTACTCCATGTTGTGCTTTTGCCATTTAGGATCGTGGATCTTGTTGGCGTCATCAATCTTGATTTGATCCCACATGTCAATGTAGGCTTGGTTAGGCTCTTCACCCTTTTCTTTTGCCCGTGCAATTGCGCCTTCTTTTTGGAAGGTATTCCGCTCTGGACTACTTGCTATTTTATTCATTTTTTCCGGCATGCCAATCTCCTTGGAAACAGTGCATCATTTCGTGTCCAACAGTTCTCATGTCTACCTTTTTAGGTACAACAACTACACATTTGTCATCCCAGAAAAATGTGCATGCCAGTACTCCGTAATTGTAACCGTTATTGCCAAACTTGCGGCTTAGTGTATCGCAAGTTTTTTGTATGTCTGTTGGCTCTACATATTTTAATTCAATCGTAGTCTTTTTGGTTATGTTTTTGCTCATGTCAAAAACTCGACCACCACTGTTATCAAAACTCCATTGTGCATTGGCCATTAACGGTAACATTAATAGTGTTGCAATTGCCTTCTTCATACTGTGCCTTTCTGTGCCTGTGTTAAAAATGGTGTAGTCGGTAGGACTCGAACCTACAAAGCATGACAATGTCACCCGCCGGACCCTCCGCAGTCCCTAAGGACTTTGGAGGAGGTCTACCAATTGCACTCACGACTACATAGTAATTATACAACACTTTACTAATTTAGTCAAAAAAAACGGTGACCTAAGTCACCGTTTACATAGTTGGACCGTTACCGTTTTTAAATCCAACCGATCCACCTTCTGCTTCGATGCGTTTGATGACATCTTCAAACAATATAGGTGCAAAGTCCGGAGTCTGCTCAACACAGACGCAATGGTAACGTGGATCAATTTTGTCACTGTACAAGATTTCACCAGTCTTGGCATCCACTCCACGGGCTTTACGCACACGATTTGCGTGTAAGTGTCCGTGAATGTTAACACCAAAGCGGCCCATTGAATCCGAATGTAACGGAATATGGCTAAGAATCATACCGTTCATAACGTGATAAGCTCTAAGTTCTCTAAAGTACAAACGATACTCGTCGTCCCTAAAGATATCGTGGTTACCACGAATCAAAACTTTGTCGCCGTTTAAACGTCCCAATGTCTTTAAGGCCTTGCGGTTAATAACTGCATCACCTAAATGATAAATCTTGTCAGTGGGCTTGACTCTCTCGTTCCAAGACTTGACCATGGCTTCGTCCATTTCGTCTGCTGAGTCCCATGGACGAAGTTTTGTAACACCATCGTTACGTGTGAAGCGACATACACCCATGTGTCCAAAGTGTGTGTCGCTGACTAAAAATACGCTAGGCATATATTGCTCCTTTCCTTAATAAGTTTCTTTTACAATTTTAAATTCTGTTATTGGATACTTTGCTTTAAATTCTTCAGTTTTAACAAACGCATTAAATTCGTTTGCATTGAAAAACATACGATGAAAAACTGATTTGTGATCCAACGTAGTTACTGTTAGGTAAATTGATTTTGCCTTGCCAGCCATTTTATGCCTTTCACTGTTTAATGTAGTATTATAACATCAAATTTTGGCTTTGTCAATTAATATGTCTTAAGCAACGCACATTTCTTCCCAATTGTCGTAGGCACAGTTGTCATTGTACCAACCACCAGACCGCTCACCAGTTGTAGGATTTACTGGGATCTTATAACCCGCTTTAGGGTGTTTATCAAACTCATCTGGAGGGATACAGAAAAAATTTGGTTTATTAGTAATCCAATTCCAACCAATAATGTAGATCTTTCCTAATTTATTTTCTACACTGGCTATCACGTATCGCCTAGCAGTATACCTTGTATCATCTTTTTGCAACACACCAGTCTTCATATCTCCTAACGGAGTTTCTCGTCCTAATGAGTCTACTCGAACAAAATCAAATCGATCACCTGCAACTTTGCGTGTAGGCTTGTTTAATCTGTTCCTAGTAGCAACTAACAAGTTTTCAAATACACTGCTTAATTGAACCTCTCCCAAATCATACAAATTCATGAACGCTTCGTAACTAGTACCAAATGTTTGAAAGTATTTCTTTTTAAGACTATAAGCATATTCTGCTAACGGCCTTTGTGCAATTCTCCATTGATCAGTTGTACACATTTCTGTTTCTTTCTTTATTGTTTACGATAGATATAGTATAACATCAAATTTTGGGTTTGTCAAGCATACCAAATTTCTGTAAAGCCTTCTTCTTCTGTGGGCTCTTCCCAATTATCAATCATACCTTGTACAACTTCCCAAGGAACATCTTTACCTGGACGGCTGGCCAAACGTTCCTTGAGTACATCCAAATTGGGAGTACGGAATACTACAGCAATATGCTCGTAGTCTGGTAACATATTAAATTTACGAGCACGACTTTTAACTGTGGTACTGGTTTGATCCCAAATCACAGTATGACCGTGCTCACGTGAAAACACAACTTGTTCGGCCATTAGGCCAATGGCCGTGGGCATGTATTCAGCAAACACTTCTGTATAGGTCTTACCCTGTGTTCTTGCATAATCTTCTACAAAAGGATCTGTAGAAACTATAGTCAGGCCTAACATCCAGTCTTGATCCTTAATCCAAGTACTTTTGCCTGAGGCCGGCACTCCAATAAGTTGATAACACGTTGGCTTACTACTAACTTTTGGAAAGTCAATTGGATTGTCTGTGTTTGTGTAATGCATTACCAATTCTCCACTCCACTAATTTCAGTTTTAAATTCACCATCTAGCCCATTAATTGTAGTATGTACTATCAGGCTTGTTGTACTACCAATGCCATTGCTGGCATCTTGTAGCAACTCAAAACTGGTAGCCTCTGGAAATAGATCCATTGTGTTCAAAATCTTTTGAACTTCTTCTTTGCATAGATACATTAGATATCTCCTTCGTGATTTTTGTTTGGGATTATAAGGCCCCATTCATTTGCAGTGCCATGCACATCATAGGACTTTTCTTCACTGTCATAAGTCCAACCCAGCTCTCGCATCATTTTGTGCTTGACCAATAAGTTAGGAATACGAAAACGTTCGCAATCTGCAAAGCCCATCATGACACCAACTTCTGCTACTGCGCCGCTACGGCAAACGCCTGCATGGCAGTGAACCACAACATTCATACGATTTTCCCAAGCATGTTTCAACAAGCGAACCAGCTCTTGTGCCTGTGCGTCTGTGATAGCAAACTCACTCAAATCAATAGTCTTGCCATCACCGGTATTGGTCATGCCGTCTTCTTCAATGTCTAAAAATGTAAATTGGTGGACTTCTTTGAATTCGTGCTTGGGTTTAGGAAATGCCATGTCATGATCCGAAATTTGAATCAGCATACTGTTAGCACCACATGCATGATGCTGAGCTTTTGCTACATTTTCCAACGGTATATTTTCAATCCATGGCATTTTAATCACCACCCTTTAATAAAAATTTATTTGAAATTGCCTTGAACGAACATTGCATGGCCTTGCTTTTAAACACAAGACCTTCACGTTCACAGCCAATCATTCCCATAACTGATTTGCCTTCTGCAAATTTTAGAATTCCGTCAATGCTGTTGATACCTAAAGTATCCCACAATTCAGCACCAAATGCCAGCACAGGCACATGTTTGATATCATGTTCTTCAACAAATGCATTACGTTCAGCAGGAGTTAGATATTTGCTGGTATCAATATCGTAGATATCAAACAAGAAAAATTCTTGTCCTTTTTGCTTGTATGGATTACCTTGGATACCTTCTCCAATCAACTCACCTTGTAGTGCAATATTACGATTGGCGCGGCGAAGCTTCAATTCCAAATCATTGCGTACTGCAACCTTCCACAGGCTGTTGGTTTCGCTGGGCTTGAGTTCAAGATTACGGCTACACACTCCAAACTCACCATCACGTAGGTACACCGTCATTGAGCTGCCATCCAGCTTTTCAGTAACTTCCCAAACATGTTGTTCCTTGAGCCAGTAGTCAAATTCTTCTGTTAAGTTTTGAACACGTTCTTGGTCAGTCTTTTGGATCCAACCTGGGAACATGCCCTTGACTTCTCCTGCTAACTGTGCAGGAATTGGTGCTTCGTATTTTACGATACCCAAAATTTCAGTGACATCGAACGGCTCATCTGACGCCAAGCGAGTCTTATGAAATGCCTCAACTACTTTAGGAAAATCCCAATACCTAAGAAGCAGACCTTGGCTCAGTTGGCCGCGAAGCTTCATTGTACGCAGACGTTCGCCTTGAATGCCGTCAAACATTCGCGGCTCCTTGCCCTTGCTCAAGAATGGGGCCAGTGCGTGGGGAATCCAAGAATCGATTTCGCAGTAGATTGCTACATCGCCTGCTTTGAATTCACCCTTTTTAACTACAGCCGTCCACCCACCCACGACTGCACATTCGATAGCATCAGCATCCGGGATAGGACGCAGTGCATCAATTTTCCTAATGGTTGCTAATTTTCTCATGTCATGTCCTAACTATTATTTTACCATCAATCCAACAAGTTCAAAATATTCACTGTGTGGCACGTAGAAATCCGTTCGTGGATCCCAGTATTTGCCTTCTTTTGGATCATAGTAAAGGATACGTCCGTTAAAATAAAATGGTCCTTCCAAACCTTTACGGCTTTGGAAACCTTGCATAATATCTTCAGTTTTACCCAATACACGATAACCCATTTTCTGCTCCTGTTTTGCTAGTATGTGTATATTATAACATCAAAAAGAATCCTTGTCAACCTACGCTGACAAGGATGATGTTGCATAAAAGCAACGAATTAGTGGCAAGTTTTTTTGTGTTAGGAAACTTGCCAAAACCCCGGATACACAGTTTATCCCACATTTCGTGTACCTCGGACGCTGGATTCTCAGCATGAAGCTAAGGCGGGTCAGCGTAACTTACAGAGCGTAACGATTACTCATTACAGTCTTGAGCATGATGCCTTCTGGAGTGAATTGATCCAAATCAGCGGCTAGCAAGCTAGTCATGATTGATGGACTAAATCCACTTACCAATGCGGCACCACTCTTGTCAGCCTTAACAGGCACGTTGTCTGAACTGTTTAGGTTCCAGAAAACAACTTGTGGCATGCTGTAGCCTGCGGCTTCGAACTTGCGTCCGATCATTTCCATTGCGTTGTCGTCGAAACGAGCGCATTGGTTGAACTGCATGTCTGACAAGATTAGCAACATGGCTGGCATGTCGCTAGCTGGTACATTGCCCTTAACCGCAACGTCTAGGATCTTGTCCATAGCCGCATGTAGGTTAGTGCTCATTTCCCAGTCGCTCTTAGACATTTGGGTTACCTTGTCAACAATGTTACCCTTTAGAGTAACCAGTTGTGGCTTGCTTGAGAAAGTCAAGAATGTGTCCTTGAACACGCCCTTGTTCTTATCTGCCAAGTACAAGCCAAGGCTAACCGCAACGTCCAAACAACGTACTTGTGTGTTCTTGCCTGCTGAGCAGGTCATAGAACCACTTACGTCAACTAGAGGTAGGATACTTGCGTCACCTACATAGTTAGGCAGAGCGTCCCATTGTGCGATCACATGGTCGGTTTCTGTCTTGTCCAGCTTGGTGTAGCTGTGAGCGATTCCCTTCAGCACGTCATGTGGGAAGATTGCGTTGGCGTTAACCTTAACAGTCTTATCACCACTTACCAACTTGGCCACATATTCTGCGAACAGAGTTGTGTGACGGTTGAATGCCTTCTTGTAGTTGCGTGAAGCAACACTTGGCACGTGACTGAAGTTGATGTTGTCCCAATCTCCTGCACACATTTGGGTTTCAACAACTGTGGTCATACCAACTAAGCTCTTGCGGTACTG